CTGCCAGAGTAGTGCTTAGAAGGGGTGAAACCTTTCCAACAGCACTTAGGGTAGCCAATGCTATTAAAATCGTCTATGTGGCAGGATATACCTCTGCATTTAGCGTTCCAGAGCCTATTCGTATGGGTATGCTTCAACATATAGCATATTTATATGAACACAGAGGAGATATGTATGAAGCTCAAGCTCCAATGCCACCCATAGTCAAAAAGCTCTATGCTCCTTATGTAATACACAAAGGCATTGGTTCTTCTTCATTCTTAGCGGTAGGTTAATATCATGAACTCTATCGGTAAGATGAGATATAGAGTTCAGTTGCAATCACCAACTAACACTACAGATGCAGGTGGAGGTAGATCACAAAGTTTTACACGAGTTGCTGATATATATGCAAATATAGTTCCTAAAAGCGGTAAAGAAAGCTATCAAAGGGGTAAAGTACAAGACGAAACCACACATGATATATTTATTAGGTATAGAAGCGATTTAGACGCTACCTATCGCATAGTTTACGAAAGTAGATCATTCAACATCAAGTCAATACTAAACATTGATGAGAGAGACAGATATTACAAACTATCTTGTACTGAAGGTGTTGCCCAATGACTATCAAGAATCTTGATGCGTTTCAAAGACGCTTACACAAAAGGTTTGTCAAAAATGCAGGTTCAAATCTTAAAAGAGCTGTTGGTAGTAGTGCAATGGTAGTAAGAGGTGAAGCTGTTACCAGTATATTATCTGGTAATAAATCAGGTCGTACTTATCGTTTATACAATCCTAATAGAACTCATACTGCTTCTGCTGCAGGTCAACCTCCTGCAAGTGACACAGGTACATTAGCTAGTAGCATTACTATTGATCTGGATGTAGAAAGAAATGCTGTTGTAGGTAAGATCATTGCTTTTGCAGATGATGGCTCTGGCGGAAACTATGGAAAGCACTTAGAGTTTGGTACACAAAACATGGCAGCTAGACCTTTTATGCAACCTGCTTTGCGTAAAAATAAGCGTAAAATCAATCAAATATTTAAAAGAGAGGGCATAATCAGATGAGTTTAGGTACTTTTGCCCTACAAAGCACAATATATAGTACCTTGAGTGGCGATAGCACTTTGACAAGCACATTAGGAGCATCTGTCTTTGATGATGTGCCTGAAAGCACCAGTTTTCCTTATGTTGTTTTAGGTGAAGAAAACACTCAAGAATCTGGCACAAAAGATGTAGATGGCACAGATACAACCTTGACATTGCACATCTGGTCAGAATATAAGGGAAGTAAAGAAACAAAGGAAATTATGGACAGAATACATGATTTATTGCATGATAGTAGTTTGAGTGTCAGTGGGTTCAACCTCATAAATTTAAGGTTTGAATTTAGTGATATAATGAGAGACCCAGATGGGAAAACAAGACATGGTGTCATGAGATTTCGTGCAGTATTACTAGGTTAATATAGGAGTAAAATATGGCAGCACAAAAAGGAGCAAGTTTACTGCTCAAAATAGATACCACAGGCACAACTTATGTGACAGTCGGTGGTTTGCGTTCTACTTCCATAACTCTAAATGATGAAGCTGTTGATGTGACTAACAAAGACTCCTCTGGAAACAGAACTTTGTTAGCAGATGGCGGTATTCATTCTATGTCTGTTTCAGGCTCTGGTGTCTTTACTGACGCTGCTTCTGA